AGAAGGCTTGCCGCAGTTAAACCCACCATCGTTATCCTTCAGGTCCATGTTAAGGTTATCAGCCATAACGGTCTTGACGTAACGGTTGGGGGTATTCCCAGAGGCCATCACAAACTTCTTGTACATGAAGCGTTGCATGAATGGGCGCACTGCAATATCCTTGGCGTAGTAGGTAGGTCCATCTGGAATCTCCAGCTTGTAGTGACCGCCTTCAATCACCTCCATATTTACACGCTTACCATTCACCTCTGCTTCACCCATGATAGGTGTGTGATGAATACGCAGACGGGCCAGAGTGCTGGTCTGCTGCTTAGTAGACCCACCCTCGTGGGCAATGCCCATAGCTTGAGCCATTGCTGCGTAATTGTTAGTGTCGATTGTTGTAAGTTCTGTCATGTTTATATCTCCTTTTTCTGAGTCAAGTTCCATAGTTATATCAGGTTACATCCACTACGTCAAGCCAATTATCTCCTATTTTTGCTTCTAATAGTAGTGGTACGTTGAACACCACACCCCAGCGGGTTGTGATGAGTGAAGGTAGTGCATCATTCGTAGCCTGTATGACATTGATTACCTGCTGTTCTTCATCAGGGTGTACATCAATGACGATACTATCGTGTACTGAGTTGACCACACAGCTACTCATGTCCTTGAGTAAGGCATCAATGTGTAGCAGTGCGACAGGCACGATATCAGCCGTAGCGAATGACTGCACCGGATAGTTCTTTATCTGTGTGAAGTAGGACACAGTGCCATTGGTCTTACGTACCACGTCAGGGAAGGCGAACTGCCTACCTGATGGTGTCGTGATACGTCTAGTGTTTACAGCTTCTTTAGCCAGCTTGGAGTGCCAAGAGGCCACGCCTTTGTACTTTTCGTTGAAGTGTTTGTAGTACGCCGCTTCTGACTGTGACCTTCCATACCCACTGGCACCGTAGAGCGGTGCAAATGTGTGCGCCTTTGCATCTTGGCGAGTCGTATGTTGACCAGCATCGGTAATAACTTTAGCGGTGTATGCATGTACATCAAATCCAGTAGATACTTCTTCAATAGCAACTCCATCTTGTGATAGGAATGCTGCAGCGCGGAACTCAAGCTGTGCAAAGTCAGCTTCCATTACCTTACCACCAGCAAACCGTGATATGAATACCTTCTTTACAGGGAAGGTGCCGCCTCGCGGCATGTTCTGCATGTTAGGGTCAGCACCAGAGAACCTTCCAGTGGCAGTGCGATGCTGTAGCAGACGGACATGCAGCTTACCGTCTTGCTTAGTGTGTAGTGAAATACCATCCACAAAGGATGACAGGTATGTGTCTACGGCAGACAGCCTACGTACTTTAGATAGGAAGTCAACTGCGTCTGTCATACCCTTGGACTTAGCAACAGCCTCAAGCAACTCAAGGTTAGTCTTGCTAGTGCTGAAGCCATTGGCACTGGCCCACTTGGCTGACGGTGGCTTGAACTTGAGGCCAGCCAGCTTATCACTGTTGGCAAGTAAATAGCCATCACCCATACAGGTAGGACACTTGTTGGTCTTAGCAAAAGGTGTGCCATCCTTCCTTGTCTTACGTATCTGTCCAGTGCCGTTGCACTCCCTGCACTGACTAGCTACAGTCTTGTACACACGCTCTGTGCCGCCAGCCATGAGGCTACGGAAGTCTGCGTCTGACATGTAAGGGTCAATGGCGTTGCCCCAATAGGGCTTGTCCAGTACCTTACGACTGTAGATAACCCAAGACAATTGCTCTGGGCTGTTGAGGTTGATAGGTGTATCACCCATCAGCTTACGAACATGCACATTCAAGTCGTCAATAAGTTGACGCTTCTCCTGTTCAAATTCTTGACGCACCTCTTCCAGCTTGCTGGTATCAACAGTAAATCCACGTTGATAGATACGTGATAGACACACAGCTACCTCATTGGTCAGTGTAACTGTAGGCATCAGTGACGCATCAGCCTGTGTATTAAGGCGATACATCAGCCTGTCAGACAGTTGCTGTGTAGCATGTAGGTCTGCACTTAGATAGGACTCAAGCAACGCAAGAGGTATGTCACGGGTACTATAACCCTTGGCAAAGTATTCTTTCAGTGTGTCCTGTTTACGTGTGTCAAGCAAGTACCTGTCTGCACATGCCTCAAGAGACAGTGGCTCTTTGATGCCGCGCTGCAATACATACTCTGCCAGCATCGTGTCAAACACTGGGCCGTCATAGGTAAAGCCAGACTCCCACAGCCACAGCAAATCATGTGCTGCATTGTGCATGATAAGAACGGTGGCATCGTCCAGAAACTCCTGTACCAATACATGTCCATTTTCATCCGCATCCACCTCACTGTGGTCAAAGGTAACGATACGTTCAACACCTTGGTCAGTCAGCATACCCACCATAGTCAGTGAGTTCTCTGGCTCAAAGGGGTCAAGGTGCATCTTACCACCACGCTTGGTGACGGTGTTCTCTACATCAAGTGTTAGCTTCATCCTTCATACCTCGCTGTCAGATAGTCCAACTCACAGTTCACCATACCGTGCCAGCCATTCAGCTTGTTCTTCACGATGTTCATGTGACGTAGTGGGCTATCTTCTTCCTGTCCTTCAACTGTTGGTGACTTGCCAATCAGTATCATCAAGTCAGCCTCTGCAGCCTTACCTGTACGAGAGCCTTCCATCATAGACTGATTAAGCTGTGAGCGTCCTTCTGCCTCTGCTGATAGCTGTGACATGTAGAACACGGCACACTCATACGTCTTGGCAATCTGCCTTGCATGAATGGCGCAAGCCTTGAGTGCTTCATCAGGGCGTGAGAAGCTGCCAGCAGTCTGGAACTTGTCACCCATGTCAAGAACAAGGATGTCAGGCTTGTACGATTTGCATACGGATTCAACCCATGCCATGTCACGTCCACCCGCTTCCTTAATCTTGATGTTCTGTCGCACTGGTTCGTACAGAGACTTAGCCATAGCCATGTTAGACTTGACATCACGTGCTGACATACCAGCGGCAGCAGTGAGGTATCTAGCCCCAACACGGTGGGTGGGTTCCTCATTACATAGGATAACACACTTGGCTCCCTGTGATGCGAACCCACCCGGCGCGGCAATCAAACTGGCGTGGAAGGAAGTCTTGCCAGTGTTGGGCCGTGCGCCGACCTCAATCAACTGACCAGCACTAACGCCCTCTACCTTACGGGCTACGCTTGGGATATTGAAGGACCACTTAGCCTCCAACTCAGCTTTAGCCATAAGCGTTTCAATACTGATGTCATCCCACTCAATCTTCAGGTTTGGTGTGAAGTCATCCCCGTATTGCTCAAGCAGATTACGTAACTGCTCAAGAGTGCTGGCTGAACCGTTGACCATATCAAATCCTATATTGGCAACATCCTCACCTATGACTTGCTGGAACAGCTTGGACAGCACTTCCTGTGCTACGTCCTTGCCCATAGGTTGCTCACGCTTAATGCTGGAGAACAATGCAGCGTAGGCTTGCTTCTGGGCAGTCGTGAGGGTAGGATTGTTCGACATGAACAACGCTTCAATCTCATCTGGTGTTACTGTACGCTCGTACCTATCCATAGCTGTGTCGATAGACTCTTTAATCTTCCGCACATCCTTGCTGAACAAGCGTGTTGGACAACGCGAACCACGATGGTCATCGTAGAACTCCTTATCCATTAGGCTTCTTATCAATGTAAGTTCCATTGGCTATTCTCCTATCTGTTTGCGGAGAGCGTCTAGCTTCTCCATGTCTGTCGGGTTTCTGTACTTTATATCATCCACCAACCTCAATACACGAACATCCGAAACGTGTCCACGTAGTTCTTTCGCCATAGCAAGTGTCTTAGGTAAGGCATCGGGGTCTAATGCTATGACTGCTGTTGAGAACTGTGCAAGATACCTTCTATGCGAATCTTGGAGAGATGTACCAAGAAGCGCAACCCCGACAAAGGAACCATAACCAACAATGGCTGCACTCACACAGTCCTCAACAACTACGGCGACTTTACCACGTCCTGAGACATATGGCAAGCCACTATTTCCATATCTTTTCCACTTAGGTATACGTTTACCCAGTGACCTGCCAGTAGCGTCCACTAGCTTGCCG